TATTAGATTCATAGTTATTCCCTTGGCTAGATACTTACTAGACTACCACTAATGATACTTATTAGACTCCCTTAAGATAGTTAATAGTATACTAGTTATACCGCAAAGATCGTGCCAAGTTTTTCGTGTAAGTATTTTTACTTAAGTAGTGCCGCCTTGATTTGGGCTTCATTTGCCTTCAACCACTTCAGCGTTTTCAACACCGCTTCCAGTTTTGGGTGCCTATCTTGAGCGATGTCCAACCAAACTTTATCCCGCTGCTTCTTCCGAACCGCAATCTTTAAATTATCTATTGTCCCCCTACTATTTGCTATGACTATTTCCAAAGTAGCTATTTGTTCATTGATGCCAATTTTCGTCACGGATGCCTTCCAAAGAATGTCGTCGGGCCAACGTGATTTGCGTCGAACAAATACCAACAACAATTATCTTTGCCCGTCATGTCCGAATCTTCAATCCATTTTATCCTGCCAACGGAAACTATTTTAACTAAAATTGTGGCAAATTGACCGCTTTGTCTTGTGTGCATCCAATCTGCATCAAAAAGTAACCAAGTCGGCGCAAGTATCGAACAACGTTCAATAATTTGATGCAGCGGATCACGTTCCCATGGCGGATTTGTAATGATATAATCGGCACCGTTTAGATCCGATGGCACAATGAACGATGCGTCAAGTTCTCTGATCCAAGGCGCTTGTGGAGCAATGTCATAAGCGGCAGTGCAATCATGGTTCTGCGATTCCAAGTGCCTGATTAAATCACCAGCGCCAGCACAAGGTTCACAATATTTTACCGCTGGAGGCAAATGCCTAAACAAAGGCACAACAGCCCTGTAAGGCGTTGGATAAAAATCATTTTCTTTTCTTTCGAAGTTGCTTCTTTTCCCCATGATCTTCCCCCATTGATTCGATTACGATGTAACATGGCGGTCCTTCTTTGACCCAAGCCAGATCTATGTGCTGACAAAAATGATCGTTTTCGATCACACCAGCCGTCTCAAGAATATCTGATAGTGCTTTAAGAATATTATCTAAATCACGTTTTCGTTTGTCGGGTTTTACAACCCTGATAGTTAATTTATATTCTGTAGAAATTTTTCTAAATTGTGCTTGAAGTGAAACTGACCATAAAGTTGCATTGCGCCAGTTTACATATTTTGGTGATCGGTAAACGTTACCCTTACCCAATCTGTAAAGATTATTTACACTTGGGGGGAGATCCATTTCGATTTCAATTTTCATTTTACCTATCCGTAAATATCCGGGCGAAGTTTCTCCCGGGGTATGCCTGTTTCCATGGAAACCTGCATAATATGTTTGAATGGCAAGCGTTTCCAAGCGGATACGGCTTGACGGGACACACCTAAAGCCTTAGCCATTTTCGTGGCCGTTCCATAGATTTGGAAGGCTTCTAGCAAAATAGGATGACGATTTTGTTTCATGCGGGCATTATAAATTTATTGAACATCTTGTCAATATGGTACTTGACATAATTTTATCTAGCCTGCATATTCAAAACACCCCACAAGCGGGACAACACACTAGGAGATAAAACTATGGATACCCAATCAGACAACGTAGACCTTTTATTTGCAGCACTTTCTGTTGCACAGGGCCAGATTGATGACGCATCTAAAGGTGCCGAAAACCCATACTTCAAATCCAAATATGCCGACCTATCTGCGATTCGTTCCGTGATTCGTGGCCCGATGGCACAAAACGGTTTGGGTGTTATTCAGCTCCCACGGACCGTAGACGGTGGTGCTATCGTCAAAACAATCATCACACATTCATCAGGCCAATTCATTTCCAACGAATTATTCATGCCTGCTGCAAAGAACGACCCACACGGTCTGGGATCTGCCATTACATATGCCCGCCGCTATTCCATCATGTCGATGCTGGCATTGGCGGCTGAAGATGATGACGGCAACGCTGCGGTAGAAAGCGTCAAGAAACAAAACAATAGTATATCGGATGCTATTGCACTTGGCTCAAACGCCGCCAAACAAGGCTCCGATCAATTAAGCAACTGGTGGAAGGGATTACCTGAGGGTGTCCGCAAATCAATTCCGACTGACGTTTTGGCTAACATGAAAAAGGTTGCCAAAGATAACGATCCAAAGGTGCAATGATGGAACAACGGACCCCCGAATGGTATGCAGCACGACTGGGTAAAGTTACCGCCTCCCGTGTGGCTGACATTACTTCTAAAACCAAATCAGGCTACAGCACCAGCAGGGCGAATTACATGGCAGAATTGCTATGTGAGCGCCTGACTGGCACGAAAGCAGATGGCTATGTAAATGCTGCTATGCAATGGGGTATTGATATTGAACCATCGGCCCGTGAAGCATATCAATCCCTTCTGGGTGTATTGGTGGAAGAAACGGGGTTCGTTAACCATCCAGACATTACTATGGCTGGGGCAAGCCCTGACGGATTGATTGGCGATGTGGGCATGGTAGAAATCAAGTGCCCAACAACGTCTGTCCATATAGACACGTTGATGTCAGGTGTCGTGCCAAGTAAACATATGGCACAAATCCAATGGCAAATGGCTTGCACTGGGCGTAATTGGTGTGATTTTGTGTCGTACGATCCCCGGATGCCTGAAAACATGTGGATGTTCGTCCAGCGTGTGGATCGGGATGAAGCCTATATCGAAGAAATAACTAAGGAAGTTAATCTGTTCTTATCCGAATTGGATACGAAAATATCTACCCTCAACCAAACCTACGGAGACAAATAATGACTAAATCGGAATATCGCCATAAAGATGGCAAAGGTTCATTATTCAAAAACCAATATAAAAAACTAGATACCCATGCCGATTTGAATGGCAAAGCCGTCATTGAAGGCAGGGAATATTACGTCAATGCGTGGAAATCCGAAACGACTTCTGGAGATTTTAAGCTAAACCTTACAATCAATCCTGTTAAGCCAAAGGAAGAAATGCACCAATATACATCGGGTTCGCCTGAACCGTTGTCTGCTGGTAAAGACCACGACGATATTATTCCTTTTTAAGGCTAAACAATGAACAGCAACGCCCCCTTGTCTGAACAGTTTCGTATCGTCGCCAAGAAATGGGTCGATGCGGAGTCGGCTGCCAACATTCTGGAAGAAACAAAAAGTGCTTTTCTTGCCAAGAAGATGGCGGAGTTGGGGGACATGCCAGTTAGTCGGGCTGAGATGAACGTCAAGGCTTCGGCTGACTGGCATGAATTTATAACATCTATGGTGCAAGCCCGTGAAAAGGCTACACTTTTAAAAGTGCAGTTGGAATTTATAAGAATGCAATTTAATGAATGGCAATCTTTAGAGGCCACCAAACGTGCAGAAATGAAATTATAGGTTTACCATGAAAAATAGTAAGGAACAGCAAATGATTGATATGATGAATATGCTTAAAGAAGAAATGGAAGGCAACGAAGAAGACGTTGAAATCATTGCCGATGAAATAAAAGATCTTTTGGATGGCAAAAAGGTCGGTGTCTGTATCAGGGCTTTGTCAGAGTGCCTTGCAGAAATCATTTGTGACACGTCTACCAGCCTTGAAATGGCAGCGGCAGGTGTTGCATTGTCGGTATCCTTTATGTCTGCCACAATCGCTGATTATGACGAAAGCCAATTCAACGGTGAAGGTTCCGCCCTGCAATGACAGAGGATGTCGGCACAACCAAACGTGGCAATCTGTCGGCTAAACGCAAGTTAGCCATATGGGAGCGGGAAAAAGGAATGTGCATGGTCTGCGGCGTAAAGCTCATGACTGGCAAATTTATTTTTGAACACGTCCGTGCTTTGGAGTTGGGTGGGGCGGATACTGATGATAATATCCGCCTGACCTGCAAAGGTTGTGCTACCGAAAAGACCAAACAAGATCATTCCATGGCTGCCAAGGCCAAGCGTCAAAAACGTGCTGTCCTTGGAATGAAGACTTCCAAATCACCACTTCCGGGCGGTAAAAATTCTAAATGGAAGAAGAAACTAGACGGAACTGTGGTTAAAAGGGATTAGAAATGCGGACCAAAGAAGAATTTTTAAAGGCACTACAAGGTTCAAGGACCGCCGTTTTCAGGGTTGCTGAATGGGTTCACCGTGGATCTAAAGGTGTCAAAGGCCGCACCATAACAATCCCCCACATGGAAGGTGATGGTCCTGATTCGGGTGATCTTTTTGTGGAAGACGAAATACAGGGAACAATAAAACTGGAGGTAAAACAAAAACTTAACCACCATTTTACCAGCCGTGAAACATATCCACATGACACGGTGATTGTAGCAAATACCGGAACGGTGCATAGAAACTGGGGCACTGTCGTGGCATATGTTATTACAAATGCTGAAATGACACATGCGGCAATAGTACCATTTGACACATTCAAAAAGTGGTTTAAACAGGAAATACACTCTAAAAACACAGATCAGGTCGAAGAATATTATATGTGTCCCAAGGAATATGTGACTTTCGTGAAAATATCGGAGTAACCAATGCGCTTTTTGCTGACGTTAAATATGCCATCAGCGCAGGGCTTTCTTGTTCATCAATTAACAGTAGAACATCCCAGTGAGTCATGCGGAGAATTTTGTGATTATCTAAATGATAATGAATTTATCATTGTAGATTTGTTGTATAGACATAAAAGCAATCTAGGAGATATTACATGGTCTGAAAAAGGCGAAATAATCTTAAATACTAATCATATTGGCAAAGTCCAAGAATTTATAGGAGTAGAAAAAGATGAAGAATATGAAGCACAAAGACATATTGACAACCGCACAGGATATGTTGACGGAAAGAGGCCAGCTTTACGGCCCAGTGGACGTTATCCACGATGATATTGCAAAAATAGCAACGCTTCTGCTTAACAAAAGCATATCAACCTATGACGTTGCCATGATCCATGTGGCCACCAAATTGGCCCGAATGAAAAGCCAACGAAATCATCAAGATAGCTACATTGATGCCATCAACTACCTATCATTTGCGGCTGAGTTTTCCAACAACACCGATACCATCTTGGTGGCCATGGAAGACGAACTTGTCAAAATGACACGGGATGTGTTGAAGGAGCCATCAGATGTCTAATATTTGGGGAACAAAGATTGTATGGGATGCTAAGAGTATTGGCATCCTAAAACAAATGGCAGAACTTGGTCATACATCCGCTGAAATTGCTGCTGTTCTTAAAACAAGCCGAAATTCTGTGATTGGCAAAGCACATAGGCACAATATTCCGTTGTCACATAGGACAAAGCAAGAAACATGGACTGAAGCCAGTTTGCAGAAATTACGGGAGATGGTTGAGGCGGGTTATTCTGCCTCACAATGTGCCGCCGAATTTAAAATGGCAAAGGGAACGGTATCAAACAAAGCATATCGTATGGGCTTGTTTTTTGGCGGTTATAAAAGAAAATCAGACAGATATGAAGTTATGTTTGGTATTTCTAAAAGATCTTCGGGTGGTGCTAAAAAGCCGCCAAAGGCGTTTACCGAAGCAGTTTATATCGTGCCAGATGTGGAGCCGATCCCTTTTGCCGATATAACAAACAAAACGTGTAAATATTCCGTTAAAGGCGACAAACCATCG